TCCACCAACAAAACCGCTTTTTACCTCGTTGAGCCAATAATCGCCTATTTGTACATCTGTCTTAATCTCAGCAAGTGAGCCAACGTATACGGGTAAAGGGTAATACTTTAAGTTTGGTCTATAATCTACGTGGTAAATTACGCCTCTCTTTTGCTCTTGGTCTTTTGGGTTGTACCTATCTAAGTATTGTATTTTAGGCTTTCCGTTTCTTGTCCCTTTATCGGTTATCCATTCGTCCGAATATTGCAAGCCTCCGTCTAAACCTACGCGAATATTAGCGAAGTCTATGTGGTGGTATTGGTTACCTACTCCAGTTTTAATTACTTCGATAGCATAGCCGTTAAAAAGCTCATAATCTAAAGAGATTCTCTTGAGTAAACTTGTCCAATCCTCGTCTATATTAGCAAAACTAAGCCATTTTTTAGTAGTTAAGTCCTCAGAATACAAGCCGTTTCCAACCGTATAACCTACTTTACCGTTAATAATAGCGTTATGGGTGCTGCTATCGTTGTACAAATCAATAAGCTCAAAAGGGTAAATATTATCTACGCCAAAATAAACTATATTTTGATTCTTTTTTTCTAAGAATTTAGGTATCTCAGCCGACGCAAACTCGGTTATGATTGAATGATTATTCATAAATTACTGTGGTTTCCTCGTTTGTGTACGAATATACTATTTCTTGCTCTTGTTTTAGTCTTAATATTCCTCGGTGAATCTCTATTCCCGTAGTGCCGCCGATAGTCTCAGCGTTTATAATCTTGTAAGGATAGTCTCCGTTGTTCGGGAGGTCTATTGTAGCGTTTGCAAGGTCTTGAGAGCCTTCTATAAGCTCAAATGCTACGTACCTATTATTTACTCCAGTAGGAGCGTCTAAAGTGACATTGACGGTGTACTCAGCCGCCTCAATGGTCATAGTATAATACGAATACTCAACCTCGTTAGAGATATTAGCGTAAATATAGTTGGTTGTGTTTTTTGTGATTATGTCCATTGGTATAAAAAAAAGCCCACCACCGCTAAGTAGTGGGCTATATTATTAGAGTTTAGTTACTCTTATGCTAAAGGGAAAGCCCCGTCTAACACTACTGCCATAGGCTCAGGCTCTTGACCTTGGAATGAAAGCGAATAACCGTTTCTATCTCCTAAAGCCGTACCCGTTCCGTTGTCGCCAGCGGTCATACGAACGCCGTTAGTCTCTCCCATTAACCAGTAAATACCGTTATTGTCTTTAATGATTACAGAGAGTTTAGCTCTTGAAAGCAATTTAATTTCGTTGCGTTTCGCTGAGTCCATTTTATTTAGTACATAAGTACAAGTCTGGTCAAAGTAAGAAGTTCCGTTCTGAGAGTTAACCGTTGGGTTATCATTCATAGTCGAAGCTGCTCCCTGAGCATTTGTACATTCGTATTTGTAGTATCCTAAGCCAGTTCCAGTTATTGCTGAAGCCTCGCCGCTTACGTTTTTAGCTACTGCAAAGTCAGTAGTGATATTAGCAAAGTAAAACTCTGCTATACCGCCCGCACTATCGTTGCATCCTACCGTAAATCCTTGGGTTAAATCACAAGCCATAATATTTATATATTTAAATTAGTTATGGTTATGATTAAACTGCCAAAGTAAACTCTACGATTTCGTTAGGGTACGCAACTTGAAGACCTCTCTTAAATTTAACTCGGTAGTATACCTTGTCGTCTTTTTTCTCGTACCACATATCAAACTCTTCTTCGTCATTTTGAAGGTCAAAACCTAAGAAGAAATTTTCTTGAGTACCAAGGAACATTCTGTCAGTACCATCAAGACCTACAACACCTACTAAAGTAACGTTTTTACCTGGTATTGAAACTGAGTAGTTTGCCCAAGAAGTAGCGTCTACGTTATAAAGGTTTTTAGCGTTAAGCGTGTCTACGTATTTATCGAAAGTATCTTGACCTACGAATAAAACTTGGTTAGCCGCAGACTTAACTTTCGCTGGTCTTGCGTTACAGATATTGTTAACAAGAGTATCTACGTTTCCAGAAGCTCCAGAAGTGATAGAAGTAGCAGCCGAAGTATTACCATCTACCGCAGTAGTAGCAGCGTCGATTATTTTGATTAGACCATCATATCTGTTAATATATACGTTACCGCTTGCGGTGTCACCTTGCCAATCTGCAACCTCGTTGTGTTCCATAATTGTTTTGATGATGGAGTCAGCAACCTCAGCCTCGAAAGCCATTTCCTCAGTCTCAGCGTTTCCAGCTCTTAGCAAGATTTGAGTATACTTAGGAATAAGGTCTTTCATACAAAAACCACTAAAGTAAGTGATTTGACCAACGGTTATATCTCTGTTAGAGAATACTACGTCGCCTGAAGCCGTAGGAGAACATCCGCTACCGTCTTGAGGAAAAGCGGTTACCGCTAATAAGTGTAAAGCGTCAGTTTTTTTAACTCCAGATTGTAGAGTAAAATAGTCGCTTGAAGTTTTCTCAAAATATAGTCTTGAGATAAGGTCTGTTGATTGTTCGTTAACATAATTTGTCAACGAGGCTACGTTAAAGCTCATTTTTGTTTATTTTATTTTAATTTGTTTGCTCTGATAATTGCACCCATCGCAGCCGCTTTCTCAGCTCTTGATTGTGCTTTAAATTCTTGTGGCTTTGAAGAGGTAGCCGCCTCACTTTTTACGATTTCCTCAAGCTCAGTACCTACCTTACTTAAAGTAGCACTAAATTCGTTTCTTAAAGTTTCTTTGTCCGCTTTGATAGCAGCAAGCTCTAATTTTAGACCTTCGTTCTCAGCTTTAACACCTTCCAAAGTAGCAGTAAAAGCCTCAGCATATTTTGCAAGAGCTTTCTCTACCATCTCGTTTAACATCTCTGAAGTGAACTCGTTGTCCTCAGTAGCTATATCGCTCATCGCTTGGATATTTACTACTAAGCCTCCAGCGGTCTCAATTATTGTACCGTCTGTAATTTCGTGGATACCGTCTGGAGCTGCAACTTCGCCTTCAGGTAATACTACTGTTAGAGCAGTTCCTTCAGCTAATTCGCCTTCCCATTTAACGATAGTTCCATCTACTAAAGCAGCCTCGCCGAAGGTTTTTTCCTCAGCTACTACCTCTTCGTCTGCAAATACAGACTTTAGCGTACTTATTACGCTATCTAAGTTTAATTTATTCATTTTTTTAAATTTGTACGGCTCTAAATCGAAAACACCCTCAACGCTAAACCCCTTTAGGATTCCGTCTTCTTTAACTTTAGACCAAGCCTCGTCATTCTCTACTTTTGCAGCGATAAACCAAGTTCCGTCCGCTACGTTCTCAAAACCTTTAGGGGCTAAAATGCCGAGTTCCTGGTCAGTAATAAAAGATTGGTAGATATATACACCATCTAATATCTTAAAAGCGTTGTGCTGCTCGTTAAAATTGTTGTGTTTGTTTTCTTTGAATAGCTTTTGTACTAACGACTTTATAGTCTCCTTGCGGAATATAGCGTAATACTCGCCTCTCTCGTCCCTACGATAGATAGGTAGGTCGGGTATCATAGCTGCACCCATAACGATTCTTTTCTCTTCGTTTATTACCTCAAATTTGTGAGGAGCAAAAGCCTGATAGTTTAAACCAATAGCGGGAGTTTCTACAAAAGCTATCGCCTGAAGTCCTTCGACGTCATCACTTAGCTTAAATTCGATAAAAGGCAAATCCATTCGTAACTATATACGATAGGAATAAATAAGGGGCAAAAAACTTTTTTAAATAAATAGCTTGCGTATTAAAAAGTAATACTATATTTGCCTCAGATTAAAAGATAAAGAAATGATAAGAACATTCACACAAAACGAAACCACCTACACTACTCACCCTTTTAAAATCAAAAATACTACTTACGAAGTTTGCGTAGTTAAAGGTAAATACAATTACATTAACGTTAATAAAATATCACACATTAGAAGCTTAGGTAAGGATTTTAAAACGTTTGACGAAGCTGCAAGAAATTATAAAAACCCACAAATAAAAATTGAATTACTTAAAATTGAATTAGGATTATAACCAACTACGGGGAGCGTAAAACCTCCCCATTTAAATTATGAAATATAAACTTTTAATAATCCCGATTTTTATGTTTTTTTGTACTGCGTCAATGTGGTACGATAAAGTAGAAGAGCCTATAATAGAAGACCCTTTAATAGCTGCTATAATACAAGTAGAGAGCGGAGGCGATACGTTAGCTTATAATTTAAAAGAAGATGCCGTAGGATGCCTACAAATACGCCCTATAATGGTCAGAGAGGTTAATAGATTACTTGGCAAGGATAGTTTTACTATGCAAGATAGATGGAGCAAGGCAAAAAGCATTCAGATGTTTAAAGTATTACGCTCACATCTTAAAGGAGCAACCGATGAGCAGATAGCAAGGACTTGGAACGGCGGTTACAATGGTAAGAATATACCCCAAACAATGCAATACTGGAATAAAGTAAAACAATATACCCAAAACAATATAAAAAAACAAATAAAATGAGAATTATACTTGACACAATAAAAGCACCTGCAATCTTAGACCAAAAAAAAGCAACCTTTGTATCTTACTTGGATGATGAAATGGATTTTAATCGGGTTTACATAGCGGTGCTTTATGGCTCAGATACTAAACTAATGCCATTAGTAAGCTATGACAAAGAAACTTTTACAGATAAAAAGTTTATTAATTACGTAAGAACTTTTACAGAATCAGCAATAAAATTAGATAACATATTAAAATGACAATAACACTTAAACACTACGGAGTTACGTACTCCATTGAAACAGAAAGAAAGGACTTGAACGCACTACAAATGATTGAAACCTTCACCAACTTAATGAAGTGCATAGGATTTCAACAAAGTTCAATTGATGGGGCAATTATGGAATTAAATGAGCAGATAGATTTATGAAACCAAAAGAAAAAGCAGAAGCACTACTAAATAAAATAAAATTTGAAAGTAGTGATAAAAATGAAAAAAGAAGGAACTCAAATTTAGGTTTAATTTTTTGTAACGAAATATTAGAAAGTTTTATTATTAGATTAACACCAGACCAATTTAAATATTGGGACGAAGTTAGAAATGAGTTTTATAAATTAAATAAAGAAACAATATGAATGAAACTGCGATAGATTGGTTTGTTGATGAGTTGCAACGAGCCGAATGGATACCTAAAGATTCAGCTATAATGAACAGTGTAATTGCAATGGCAAAGGAAATTGAAAAAGAGCAAATAGTAAAATCCTTTGATGTTGGTTTAGACCTTGGAGATACACGTAATTATACAGGAATAAAATACTACGAATGTAAATTTATTTTAAAGGTGGAACAATACTACAAAGAAACTTATGAGCAATAAAAAACAAACATCAGTAGACTGGTTAGAGAATAGATTAATTGAAAGTGGTATTTCTTTTTTATCAGAAGAAATTGACTTTATTAATCAAGCCAAAGAAATGGAGAAGCAGCAGATTA